AACATCAACATGGTCACGGGATACCAGAGAAAGCACCGTCTATCCACTGTTGTAGTCCCCCAAGAAGAGTCCGACCAAAAGACCGCCGACCAACTAAGCTCTCTCCTGCTTTACACCATGAATTCCGCCGATGGATATCAGGTAATTAGCGATTGCTTTGGTGGAGCGCTAAAAACGGGCTGGAACCTAGCGTCTCTATGGGTTGACTACCGCGACGATCCGATCAACGGAGACATCAAGTTTAATCGGGAGTCTTACAACTCCTTCATCATGGACCCGTACCTCACCAAATTAGACTTTTCAGACTGCCAATACATCCTAAGACGCAAATATCTCAGCGCTGACCACGTGGCTAGCCTTCTTCCTGGGCAAGAAAAGGAAATTTACCAGCTTCAAAAGATGGGCTGGGAGCGTGACGACAAGTTTACGTGGCTTCCATACCAAAGACAGCCAAACGGCCAACAACTGATGGCCTATTCCGAGATGTTCCAGCAGAAGTGGCGCAATGTGCCAATGCTAGTGGACATGGAGACCGGAGAGGCGATGGAATTCGAGGTCGAAGGCGACGTTTTGGGCGCGTTCCTCGAAAGATACCCTCAGCTGAAGGTTGTAGACCGTCCGAAGCGATACATCGAAAAGAATGTCATCGTCAATGACCAGCTTATGGCGAACGAGATCAATCCTTACGATCTCGACGAGTATCCGTTTGTCCCATTTACGGCAATCTTCGAGCCTGAGTCCGACCAGTGGGGCCTTAAGGTTCAATCTCTCACTAGATGCATGGTTGACCCACAGAGAGAGGGTAACCGACGTCGCAGTCAGATGATTGACTTGCTCGATAGCCAGATCAACTCTGGCTGGATTGCTGAAGAGAACAGCGTTGTTAATCCTAGAAGCCTTTTCCAGTCATCACAGGGTAAGGTCATTTGGAAGCGGGCCGATGCTCCTCCAGGCGCTTTGGAGAAAATTCCTCCAGCGCAAATCCCGCCTTCCATGTTCCAGTTGCAGGAACTATTTGACCGCGACATGATGGAGATTGCCGGGATTAACGACGCTGCTTTTGGTCAGACAGAGAACGCCGGCGACAGCGGTGTCATGATGATGCTTCGTCAAGGTGCTGCCATCGTGAACCTACAGGAGCTATTCGATAATCTCCGAGCAAGTCAGAAATCTCTATCGAAGAAAGTCCTAAAGCTAATCCAGAACTGGCGTCCTCAGAAGGTGCAGCGCATCTTGAACGAGGAACCAACCCAGCAGTTCTACGATCCTAACTTTACAAAGTACGACATCGCAGTACAGGAAGGTATCCTAACGGATACACAGCGACAGATGTACTTCCGTCAGCTAGTGGACCTTCGACAGCTTGGCGCCCCTGTTACCGGCGAAATGCTTGCCAAGGCAGCACCTATCCAGGGCAAGTCCGAGTACGTCGAACAGCTCGCCGCGATGGAGCAGCAGCAGGCGCAAGCTCAGCAGGAACAACAGCAGATTCAAGCGCAACTACTCGATAGCCAACGCCAGATGTCACAGGCTAAGGCCATCTCCGATATCGCACTTAGCAAAGAACGCTTCACAAGATCTGTCGCGAATATGGGCCTCGAAGACGAGCGAGCATCAGCCGCCGTCGAGAACCGCGCCGACTACGCATTGAAGCGTGCCAAGGCCATGAAAGAACTGCAGTCGCTCGACGACGACCGCCTCCTTAAGTATCTCTCCATTATTCGCATGATGGAGGAGACAGCCCGAGGAAATGAAGAGCGCGTCAAGGCCGACGACGTCCAAATTTCTGCGCAAGCCAACGAGCCTGCACAGAATGTCCCTGCAGTGGGTGGTCTGCTGCAGGAATTACCTGAACAACAATCCATGGAGGTTCCAAATGGCTAAGCAAGGCTATGCAGACCGAAAGGATGAATCCCTTGGCATGAAAGACGGCGCCGAACGCGGCAAGAAGCAGTCTTACAAGTCACGCCGGGACGAGTCTTACGGCATGAAGGACATGGGAGTTATGGGACACGATAAGAAGCCAATGAAGTGTGATGCTTTCGCAGGGCAGAAGCGCGACATGGGCCGAGTACAACGTGAGCCAATGACAAACCGCGGCTATCCCGACAGGGCTATGGCCTACAAGTACTAGTGTAAAGCCGCTTTACATCTACCAGTTTGGTGGATGTTGGTAGCAAATCAGTAGGAGAGAAGATGACTCAAGAGACTGGAGAAACCCGCGACGCGATCATTGAAGACGATGAAAAGGTCATTCAGCAGATTGTCGACGCCAACAAGGATCGACGAGACCCTTATTGGATCGTGTTGTTTGCCAAACCGGCCAAGGTTTGCGTTGAAGGGAAACCCACATTGATGAAGCACATTAAGCCTTACTACACGAAGCCCGCCCCTCAGGTCGGGATGATTGTAGCCGAGGTGGACAATCAGAAAGGGACGATGACGTGGGATGTAAACATGCCACAGAAACCTTTCGATTTTGATGCGCTTAGCGCACTAGGGGCCGAAGCGGCCAACGATGTTGTCGTTGAAACGACATCGATACCTGGTGCTTACGTAACACAATAGTGCCGCCGACTTAAGGGCGCATAAGGAGTCTATACGCGATGAGCGAAGAACCACACATTTCGGGCGATCAACAACCAGAGGCCGCCGCTCTGGAGGACAACCACGTTTCTGATCCCGCTTACGGCCAGGAAGGAGGGGGACAAACTGTACCCCTCGATGCACTGCAAGCCGAGCGCGCTGAGCGTCAGCGTCTTAACGATGAACTCAAGATGGTCAAGGATAACATGCAGCTAATGATGGCCGCGCAGCAACAATCTGCGAGACCTCAGCAGCAGCAGGACGAGTTTGCCGGTGTTTCTAAGGACGACGTTCTGACTTACGGGGATCTCGAGAAGATCCTTAGCAAGAAAGAACAGCAGTACCAGATGAACATCCAAGAACTCCGAATGACGCAGAAGCATCCGGACTATCAGGAGGTCGTCACCAAGTATTTACCCGAGGTTTTGAAAAACAATCCAGGTCTCAGGGACACCTTGCACAAGACTAACGATTACGAGTTAGCTTACCACCTTGCTAAGAACAGCGACGCCTATAGGTCGTCGAATAAAAGCGCGAAAAAGAATGCCGATGCCGAACGCATAGTTCAGAACGCCAATAGGGCAGGTTCACTTTCTAGTGTCGGGCAGACTTCGCCAATGTCAGAAGCAAAGCGGTGGAAAGAAATGTCGGATCAGGAGTTTCAGCAGGCTGCCCAACGGAACCTAGGATACTTTTAAGGAGATAGCAAATGGCTAATGTAACAACAGTTGCAGTGCTGCCGCCAGCTGTTCGGGAGTACTATGATCGTCTTTTGTTGATGACTGCATATCCGCAGCTTATCCACACGAAATTCGCTCAGAAGAGAGTACTTCCTGAAAAGATGGGCGACACCATTGTGTTTCGTAGGTATGCACGTCTAGCGACTGTACCTGTCCCGCTTTCTGACGGCATCACGCCTCCAGGAGCACCCCTATCCGCTACTGATATCAGTGCACGGGTAGATTTTTACGGTAACTTCGTGACCATCACGAATCAAGTCGAGCTGACTGTCGAGGACCGCGTCCTTAACGAAAGCTCACGTCTGCTTGCGCAGAACTTGGCTCAGACAATGGACGAAGTCACACGTGATGTTCTTGCGTCTACCAGCTCCGTTCTGCAGTGCAGCAACGGTGTTAACGGCAGCACGCCTACAGAGCTCACAAAGGCTGATATCGACTCTGCTGTTCAGACTCTTCTGAACGCCGATGCCGAGATGATCAGCCAGATCGTACCTGGCAAGGATGCGTTCGGCACAGCGCCCGTACGTCCGGCCTTCTGGGGTTATATCGATTCTGCTCTGCTGGACGACCTGGAGGCAGTTTCTAACTTCCTTCACAGCGCAAACTATCCGAACCAGCAGTCCGTTATGGACGCTGAGTGGGGAGCTACCGGCAACGTCCGCTGGCTTTACACATCGGTCGGTAGCGTCACGGCTGCAAGTCCTGCTGTCTACAATAACTTCATCATCGGTAAGGAAAGCTACGCAGTAGTTCACCTTGGTTCCGAGACTGGTGATTTCTATGTAGAGCCTCTAGGTTCTGCAGGTTCTGCCGATCCGTTGCATCAGCGCGGTTCTGTAGGCTGGCAGCATCCGTTCGTGGCTAGGATCCTTAACGATGCCTTCATGTTGAATCTTGAAGCAACCCATTCTTAAGGAGGAATAGATCATGGCACAAGTAAAACGGTTTGCTTGGACTAACCCAAGCACAGCAGTAGCAAGAAACCTAGATTGCGGATTTGCTCCGGCAAAGGTTGAAATTTTCAACCTAAGCACAGCAGCTGCACTAGCGTGGACTAAAGATATGGCGGATGCCTCCATTTTCAATGTGGGCGTACCTGCTTATGGGACTACGAACGGGGTAACACCTCTTTCGCAGAGCGCGGCCTATGGCGCAGCGATTAGTGGCTTCACTAACGCTAGCCCAGGCGTCATCACCGTTAACGACACTGCTACTTTTGGTTTCGCTGCTGGCGACACCATCAAAGTAGCAGGGATCGCGGACGACGGAGCAGCAGCGAACAGCCTAAACGGCTCGTTCACTATTGCATCGGTCACAGCAACAACCATCACTCTAAACGAAGCGACTAACTCCGGTTACAGCGCTTACGTTTCTGGCGGTTTTGCTATCCGTGTTTCCGACACTAACGGTGATCCGATTCCTGTCGAGAACAAGGCCATTCAAGGCGTTACTCTCGGCACTTCGGCTGTAGGGGGTAACTCCGAGTCGATGGTAGCGATCGTATACGGCGAAGAGCCTGTAGTGTAACCCACCGGGGGGAGGAGGTTTACCTCCATTTACCTGCTCCCCCTTTTGCAATAGGAGACAAAAGATGCAACAGACAGTCCAAGACAAGGAGAAGATGGATCCCAAAAGGCTCCAGAGGCTCCCGATCATCGATCCACAGAACCCGAGTAAGAAGCATTCCGAAAAGGAAGAAAAATGGCTTCGTGAACTTAAGACTTACGAGTTCATGAACATCGAGGAACCGGGATTGATGCACACATTTTCTTACGGATGCTCTGGCAATCAGGCGAAAATCACTCTTTTCCATGGCGGAAAGTATACGGTTCCCCGATTCCTAGCGAGACACATCGAATCACGGTCTACTCCCATTTGGGCGTGGCGTCCGGACGGTTCAGGGTCTATTCGTAAGGAGCAAACTGGTACTAACAGCCGTTTTCAAATGCGCGAAGTGTACGAGCAGTAGGAGCAAAGATGGCTAACTGGACGCTGGCAGAAATACGGCAGAAGGTTAGACAGGTCACCGGGAGATATTCCCCTGACGAACTGTCTAACGAGCAGCTGGACGAGTACATTAATAAGTACTATCAGTACACGTTCCCTGCTGAGGTAAAGCTGGAACGTTCCCACACGTTCTATGAATTCCTCACGAGTGCCAATCAGAAGGATTACACGCTGCCGTCAGGGTTCACTAATTTTGAACCTCCGGCAACGTTGGATCGTCTGAGTCTGCTGTGGTACCAGGACCCTCAGAGCTTCTACAAAAATAATCCAGAGCAAGTGGGAAGACAGAACATCGGTACCGGTGACGGCGCAACTGTCGCTTTCAACGGCACCGCTGGAAACTTTCCCTTGCTTCCTGGTTCTACTGTGGTGACTGACGGCACAGAGGTGTTCGAAGACACTAGCACGGCATATACGACGGCAAATATTGTTCTAACTGGCAGTCTAGGGGGAAGCGGAACGTTGAATCTCTCGACGGGAGTGGTCAGCGTCACGTTCGCCACGGCTCCTGTGAGTGGTGCAAATGTGCAGTACTCCTACATTCAGTTTGCAGCCGGACGGCCCACGGCCGTTCTTTTGTATAACAACCAGTTCACGTTTTACCCGGTGCCGGATACAGCCTATCGCTTCAGAACTAAGGCATACAGCAACACGCTTGTAACGACCGCAGCTGGTGCGACACTGACGCAATTTACCAACGCTACCGATAGACCTTATCTTGACGAATGGGGACCGGCAATCGCCTATGGAACAGCCAGAGACATACACTCCGACTATGGAGAGATGCAGGCCTACCAGGACATTACAGCGCTTTACAAGGAGCAGCTGGAGTATGTGTTGAAACGAACGAATCAGAACCTGCTTAACACGCGGGCGATGCCAAACTTTTAGGGGATATCATGGCTTGGGATGCAA